ATTACCGGGAGCAAGGTCTCAAGACCCTTCTTCTATCGCTTACAAATCTCAAAGATATCAATCACCTGAAACACCTTTCTTGGTTTCTGAATTGAGAGGTAATAAAGTTTATAACTTATTTAAGTTCATATCTATTTCTGACGGTGATTCTGCAAATTTTGAAGTTAAAGTTTCGATAGCTAATCTTTCGTTCAATAATATGACATTTGATGTGTTGGTTAGACAATTTTTTGATACAGATAATAATCCTGTTGTAATCGAGAAATTCACAAATTGTAATATGGACCCTCTTTCTAACAACTTTGTGGCTAAAAAGATTGGTTCTTCCAATGGTGAATATGCTTTGATTTCTAAATACATTATGGTTGAAATGGCGGACGGAGCACCTATAGATGCTCTTCCTTGTGGTTTCTACGGGTACGTTCAAAGAGAATATGAAACAACAGATAATCCTTCACCAATGATTAAGTACAAAACAAAGTATTTTTATCCTGGAGAAACAATAATGAATCCTCCTTTCGGAACATCCTCTGGAGGTTCAAATACTGTTGAGTCATCAGGAGATGTCATAAGAAGAAGTTATCTTGGTTTCTCTTCACAATATGGTGTCGATGAATCTTTCCTTTCTTACAAAGGAAAACAAAATCCTACTAACTGGGTAAGTTCATCTTTTGAAGTACCAGGTGAAAACTTCAATTATTTGAGTAAGGGTTTCCACATGGACTCTGGAGCTACTGTTGTTACAATTTCAAACTCATTTCAAACAAGTGGTGAAACAGCTTTTGAATGTGGTACCGCAGACTTTACAGCAGACCCCGACACTCAAGAAAATCCATATTATTTCATTTATTCCAGAAAGTACACAGTATGTTTTGCTGGTGGATTTGATGGATGGGATATATACAGAGAGTTCAGAACTAACCAAGATAGATTCCAATTAGGTTCTTCGGGTTATTTGGCAGGTGCATCACCATCTTCAAAATACCCAACAGCGACAGGTGACGGATTGTTTAAGAGAATTACTGTACAGAATAACACAAGTGACTTCGCAAATACTGACTACTACGCTTACTTGTTGGGTATCTTGACATATCAAAACCCTGAAGCAACAAATATTAACGTATTTGCAACATCAAGTATTGATTATGTTAATAACTCAAATCTTTGTGAAGAAGCTATTGATATGATTCAATTCCAAAGAGCGGATTCTGTTTATATTGTTACAACACCTGACTACCAAATGTATACTCCAGACGGAACAAGTCAGTTCGATGTAATCTATTCTCAAGAAGCTGTAGATAATTTAGATAATACAGGAATTGATTCTAATTACACTGCAACATACTATCCATGGATTCTTGTGAGAGATACAGTTAACAACACACAAATTTATTTACCACCAACAGGTGAGGTCGTTAGAAATTTGGCACTAACAGATAATATTTCTTTCCCATGGTTCGCGTCAGCGGGTTATACAAGAGGTCTTGTTAACTCAATTAAAGCTAGACAAAAACTAACACAAGAGGATAGAGATACGTTATACCAAGGTAGAATCAACCCAATCGCAACTTTCTCTGATGTAGGAACCGTAATTTGGGGTAACAAAACTCTCCAAGTCGCTGATTCAGCACTTAATAGGTTGAATGTTAGAAGATTGTTGTTACAGGCTCGTAAGTTAATTTCGGCTGTTGCTGTAAGATTGTTGTTTGAACAAAACGACCAAATCGTAAGACAACAATTCCTCGATAGTGTTAATCCTATTCTTGATGGTATTAGAAGAGATAGAGGTCTTTATGACTTCCGTGTAACGGTATCTTCTTCTCCTGAAGATTTGGATAGAAACACACTCACAGGTAAAATTTACCTTAAACCTACGAAAGCTCTAGAATTTATTGATATTGAATTCTTTATCACACCGACAGGAGCTTCGTTTGAAAATATCTAATAAAATGGGGGGACTTGTCCCCCCTTTAGCCAAAAATGGAAAAAGAGTTCAAAGAAGGATTTGAGGAACAGGGAACTCCTGATATGAAATATTACGCTTTCGATTGGGATGACAACATTGTGCACATGCCAACAAAAATAGTTCTAAAAAATGATATGGGTGATGAGGTAGGTATGTCCACTACTGACTTTGCAAAGTACAGAGAAAAAATTGGTAAGGGCCCTGTAGAATATAATGGTGATACGATTGTTGGTTATGCTGAAAATGCTTTTAGAAATTTTAGAACAGAAGGAGACAAGACATTTTTAATAGATGCAATGAAAGCCGAAAAAGGACCGGCATTTGATGACTTCAAAGAAGCTATTAATAATGGTTCTGTTTTTGCAATAATAACTGCAAGAGGACATAATCCAAGGACACTTAAGCAAGCTGTTTACAATTATATTGTTGATGGATTTGGTGGTATAGATAAAGACCAACTTATAAAGAACTTAAGAAAATATAGAGATTTTACCGACGAAGAAGAAATGTCTGATGAGGAAATGATTAAAACATATTTGGACATTAACAGATACCACCCTGTTACTTTTGGGAAAGACCAAGGAGCGGCAAGTCCTGAAGAGTTAAAAATCATGGCTATGGACGAGTTTGTAAATCACATAAAACAACTAGCACATGAATTAAATAAGAAAGCCTATCTTAAAAATGATGTTAGTAATAATTTTATACCGAAGAAACCTACAATAGGGTTTTCAGATGACGATTTAAAGAATATAGAAGTTATGAGAAAACATTATAAAGGTAAACCAGAAGACCAAGTGAGAACTTATTTTACTGGTAAAGGCAAAGAAGAATATAAATAAATGAATATAGTTTTATAAAAAAAAGTCAATAGAAATATTTTTGAACTCACTATATTTATACTATATAAACGAAGAAACAAAAAAAAACTAATATATCATGGCTGATTTACTAATGAAAATGCCGATACCGTATGAACCGAAACGTCAGAATCGATTCATATTGAGATTCCCCTCAAGCTTGGGTATCAACGAATGGTTCGTGGAGAGCGCAAAAAGACCTTCAATCAAAATTGCAGGTACTGAAATTCAATTTTTGAATACTTCAACATTCGTTGCAGGAAGATTCAATTGGGACCCTATTTCAGTTAAATTCAGAGACCCAATTGGTCCTTCAGCATCTCAAGCTCTTATGGAGTGGGTGCGTCTACATGCGGAGTCTGTAACAGGTCGTATGGGATATGCGGCAGGTTATAAAAAAGATGTGGACCTCGAGATGTTGGACCCAACAGGAGTTGTTGTTGAAAAGTGGATTCTTTACGGAACATTCCTAACAAGTGTTGACTTTGGGGCTTTAGGATATTCGACAGACGCTTTGGCAGACATTACTGCGGAATTACGTATGGATAGATGTGTGTTAGTTTACTAATACTCTTTATAAAAAATCAAAACTTTTTATATTTAACCGTGGAGACATAAACTTCACGGTTATTTTTTTATATGGAAGACAAATCAAGAGAGTACGGACAAAATAATTTAACATTACCACATGACGTGGTACCACTACCTTCACAAGGTGTGTTTTATAAAAACAAGAAGAAATCACTTAAAGTAGGTTATCTTACGGCATCTGATGAAAACATCCTTATGGGTGGGGGACTTGATTTGACAAGTAATCTATTGAGGGCTAAAATCTATGAACCTGATGTAAAAATTGAAGATTTGTTGGAAGGGGACGTAGAAGCTATACTTGTATTTTTAAGAAACACTTCATTCGGTCCTGAAATGAATGTAACAGCGACTGACCCCAAAACAGGGAAACCTTTTTCAACTCAAGTTATGCTTGATGAAATGAATATTACAAAAGGAGAACAACCACAAGATGATGGAACTTTTCTAACTTCATTACCGAAGTCAGGGGTAACTGTAAAGTTGAGGCCCCTAACGTATGGTGAGATAATGGAATTAAGAAAGTTTGAAGAAAACTATCCAAAAGGAAGAGTAGTTCCAAGTGTAACATGGAGATTAGGAAGAGAGATTGTTGAACTCGACGGAGAGACCGACAAGGGAAAAATTGCAAAATCACTTGAAATAATGCCTATAATGGATTCCAAATTCATAAGAAGATTTTTGGACCAAAATGAACCCAGACTCGAAATGAAAAGAGAAGTAACAACCCCATCAGGAGAAAAACTAACGGTCAATGTTGGTTTTGGGGTTGAATTTTTTCGCCCTTTCTTCGGACTATAGAAAAGGACAATTAGATGAGTTTTATTATCTAAACACCTTAATGAAAATTAGTTGGTCTGACTTTATTCAGATGCCAATATTTGCCCGTAAATACCTTTTGGATAAGTGGCTCGAAATGAACAATAAGAGTTAAAAACAATTCATTGTTCTATTTATTAAAAAATAATTTGGATGCAAAATCCTGACCAACAAAATAGTAAAGATTATTTAAGTAGTATTTTAGACCAGTTCAAACTCTTGGACCCAGACAAGTTCAAGCAAGCAATTGCTAACATGGACGAGTATGGTAGACAACTGAACAATACTTTCGGACAATCTAGACAAAGAATATCAGCTGTAATGGCTGCGATTACAGAAGCGGAACCTAAAGTAGTAAGATTAGGGGGTAGTATAAGAGATACATTTCAAACAATGGAGAAAATTTCAGACGCTCTCCAAAGAAATGTATTAATGAACGAGCAGATTGTTTCAGGTATATATGCAACTAGCGAAGTTTTAGGGGAAGACAGTAAAACATTGGTAAAGTCTTTTTCAGATGCAGGTTATCAGGCGTCTCTCATAGGACCTCAAATGAGTGAAGCGGTGGTTAATGTTCAAAATTTGGGACTCAATACGAAAAGTGTTATGGGTGTTGTTCTTACGAACATGTCTGACCTTAATAAGTTTAATTTTCAAAATGGGGTACAAGGAATGACCAAAATGGCAGCTCAAGCTGCTATGGTAAAATTCAACATGGGTGACGCACTTGAATTTGCAAACAAAGTACAAGACCCCGAAGGTGCAATTAACATGGCGGCGGGATTACAAAGACTTGGAGTTGCGGTTGGACAACTAGGAGACCCATTTGCATTAATGAATGCTTCAATCAATGACCCCGGAGCATTACAAGAATCCTTGATTAACATGACCAAACAGTTTTCTTATTTCGATGAGAAAACAAAAACCTTCAAGATAAGTCCCCAAGGAATACTTACAATGAAGGAGTTGCATAAAGAAACTGGAATTAGTTATGATAATTTAGCCAAAACATCGATTGCAGCTCAAGAATTAGATAAAAGACTCTCTCAAATAAAACCTTCCATTAAATTCGGTTCAGAGGAAGACAAACAATACATTGCCAACTTGGGTGCAATGAATACTGAAGGTGAGTATACAATCAAGATGGACAGCGGTGTTGAGAAAAAATTATCTGACCTAACACAACAAGAATTTGATGAATTAATTAAACAACAAAAGGAGTCACCAAAAACCGTAGAAGATATTGCAAGGGCTCAGTTAAAATCTTCTGATGCTGCCAAAGCAGCTCTCGAATCAATAAACAAAGCATATTATAATGGTGTCGTTTCTGCTAGGTTTGTTAGGGATAATATTGATGCAATCAATAAAGCTGCAACTATAACAACAGGAGCACTGTCTGAAAGAGGTTCTGACACAGAAGCATTTAGAAATACGTTCGAAAAAATTTTTACAAGTGCACAGGATAAAATTCAGAAAGCGGTTGGAGGGGAAGATGTTAATAAAATTATTAAAGAAACATTAGCTGAACTAGAATCAGGAAGCAAGGGGATAAAGTCGGACTTATTAGGGTATGCTAAATCAACACTCGAAAAACTTGGGGAATCTAAAGGGCAAGTTGGTGGTAATAGTTTTATTGCTAAGCAATACCAAGATTTCATGAACAGGTTAGAGACAGAGGCGAAGAATTACGGGGTAACATCCACACAGGGAAAATCAACCACAGCGGCAAAGGTAGAGCCTGTGGTAAGTTCGATTTTATTCGGTAACCAACAACAAGCCCTACAAAATTACGTTTTATCTGAAAACAAAACTGAAATTAAGGAATCTAAAAATATAGTAGATTTCACAGGAGAAGTCACATTCAAAGTGGTCACACCTCCAGGAATGTCATCACAAAAATTTGAAGAATACATTATTTCCGATGAGTTCAAAAAATTAGTTTATAATCATTGGTTATCAAAGTCCAAAGAACTAGAAAGAACAAAGTAAACTTTCGAAAAAATAATCCTCAACCTATTTATAATAAAATAATTAAATGGGGACAACTTTAGATTTTGCAAGTTCAGATGCTTTCAGAAAAAAACTGATGACAAGGAACTTGACTCCTTATGCCAAGTCCCCAAGAAGAATATCCCCGCCAGTTAATTTTGAATATACACAGTCTGATTATGCGGTTAAAGATTCCCCCGACTCACTTATAGATACACCTTCGTTTGCAGATGGTTTATATCCGCTAAATCAATATGGGGCAGATGGAGGTTACAAACAAGTACCTGACCCAGGAGCTCTATTGAACTCAAAATCTAACGAGGGGGAGTATGATTATCGAGATGCTAGAATTGTTGATGAAGCCCCAATCGCAAGAGATAAGGGGTATCCTGGAGTCGCTCCTGCTTGGAGACCATTAAATGCATACTCAACAAATAACAGTTTGGATGGTGGTGAGGTCATTGCTAATCTTGAGACAGTTAGACCTGACCAAGACAGACTTCCTAATGGAAACCCTTACCAACCATTACAATTTGTTCCGAGTACTTATGGACCGGTTTCCATTCTTTTAAATCCCGACCCACAAGGTTCGGATGGGCTTTTAAGTTCTGACTCCTATATACAAAGATTTGGCGCGACAAGGCTCAAACAACTTTTTATTGACCGAATAGCTCAAATTCAAATAAGACAGACCAGAGGTAGAGCCAATGCATTTAACGTAAGAAGTGGGACAGATGTTCTAAACATTGTAACGGGTATTGTACCATTAATAGAACCAAACTATCAAATCACACTTCCCGCAAATCCACTTATTGCTGCAACAGATTTTGCTTTAAGATTGGCAGGAAGTTACATTCCTGTATCACCGATACCTGGTTCATATTGGGATACAAGTGTTCAGTTAGGCCAACCGACCACAATTCAACAAATTAGTAACGCCTTCAAAAATACCGCAACAGGGAAGTTCTTTAATAGATTGTTAGGTGCAAACAAGACAGGTTCTCAAATCATGTATAACAACATGGGAGGAGGACAAAAATCTAGATTATTTGCAAACATAGATTTTAATAGGTTCAAGCCGAGTTACGATAGAACTTTATTTGATAGAGCCGGTGGGGCTTTGGTCGGTTCAACAACAAACAACAGTAATTTTTATATTGGTTCTATCACATCCGACCCATCAAGAGTATTCTCACCCGACGGACAGATACCTGTAAATGAGTTTGGGATAGAGCAACAATCCCCGGTATATGGTCCAACAGAGCTAGCTCAACTTTACGAGGGTCCTAATCAAGAGGTCAAGTTAGGTGCTAATGGTCCTACTTATTCTAATGGTGGAGGAATTGAAGGAGGGTTTACTTGGGTGTCACCCAAATATAGGGGGAACGCTGGTAAGAAAGTTGGTGTTGAAGGTGAAATAATTTCACCTGACCAAGATTTCAAACCATCATCGTATAACAAAACGGAGTCTACAAACCTTGAGTTTAAAGAAGGGTCAATTCTTTTCGACACGCAAAGACTTATAGATAGCCAACCGCAAGGAGGAAAAAGACTTCAACATGTTGGTAATGCAATAGACCAAGTTAGTAAAGTTTTTCATGATGGTTATAAAGAAATGACTAAAGGCTCAAGGGTCCTTGCGTATATTGGCGCGATAGGTCAAGAGGTGGGAACTGAATATTGTAGAGTTTTTACTAAAGATACCCCTTACCTACAGTATAATGACTTACAGAAGACAAACGGTATGACAACCGAAGGGAGAAGATTTTCTTATTCGGTTTTAGATAAAACTTATAACTTGAATATCGCCCCAAATAAAAGAGAGGGAGGACAAGACTCAACAAATCTCATTAGCGCAGGAAATTCGGCTTTTGCAAAAAAATATATGTTCTCACTTGAGAATTTGGCTTGGAGAACTTCGAATACACCAGGATATACAGTCAACGATTTAGCTGTTTGCGAAAGAGGTCCTAATGGAGGAAGGGTAATGTGGTTTCCACCATACGCACTTACCTTCAACGAGAATATTAGTGCTAACTGGAAATCTAACGACTTCATAGGAAGACCTGAACCAATATACACATACAATAATACAAGCAGGTCGGGAAGTATTAGCTGGAAAATGGTAGTTGACCACCCTTCAGTTCTAAACATGATTGTTAACAAAGTTTTGGCTAAAGAATCAAACTCTGAACGTGTAAACAGTATTTTGAATTCATTTTTCGCTGGATGCAGAAAATACGATTTGTACGAACTCGCAAAAAGATATTACACAATCAACCCACAAGATTTGTATGAACTACAGACTATTATCACATCAGGTGATTTATCAAGAGAACAACTCGGAGCTGCTGTTCAAACAATTCAATCAGGAGTAGACGGAACTAGGGAAGATGTTCGTCAGTCTTCACCACAAGCATCAAGCACTATAGACTTTTCTAGTCTTCAAAATATAGGATTGTTTTTTGACAACAATTACCCGGAAGAAGGGGGTACAACAGATTATACGTCACTTTATATAACATATATTGGAAGAGAAGCAACTTATACTTCTAAACAACCCGACACAGAGAATTTATTTGATAAGGGGGTAATACCGAGTTACGAGGCTTTAAATGATTTTAAATTGAAATTAGCAAAAGCTTTCGAGGACAATCCGGAAGGAACAGTAACCCTAATAATTGATGCAAGTTGCTCTGCCCCGGCAACGGATGCTTATAATAAATTATTAGCGGAGAGAAGAATTAATTCTATGATTGGTTATTTCAATCAAGACCAAGCACTTTCGAAATTTGTAACTTCATCTCCACAACGTTTAATTGTAAAGGCAGGAACTCCATTCGGTGAAAACACTAACTCAACTCCAAAAATTAGTCCAACAACTACAGGACCTTTCGAAGTTTCCAAATTTGTAGCCAATGGTCAGACTTTTAATTGTTCGGATAAAAATGCAACGGGAACTTTACAAGTAAAAGGCGGAGACCAAGTTGGTCCAACCGATGTTTATACTGTTGGTGCGATGGCATGTAGAAGAGCTTTTATATCAAAAATAGAATCGACTTTAACACAACCACCGAAGGTACCTACCGCACAACCTACACAACAAACCACACCCAATTCTCAACAGGGAAACACCCCACCAAAAACTTTCCCTTCAACCCAAGTAGAATTAACATGGACAGAAAAAGATAATATAACAAAGAGAGTTTTAAGAGGATTACTTTCGGAATGTGATTATTTTGAAACTATTAAAGAGGAGACCCCTATGGTTTTTGACAACCTTAAAGACAAACTCAAATTTTTCCAACCTGCATTTCATTCAATGACACCAGAAGGTTTGAATACTAGGCTTACTTTTTTACAACAATGCATGAGACCTGGTGATACAATTCCGACAATCAAACAAAAAACACCACAAAGCCAACCAGAGTTAGAATACAATAACGCAATTAATACTTCATTCGGAAGCCCTCCAGTTCTTATTTTAAGGATTGGGGATTTTTATAACACAAAAATAATTCCCACCTCACTTTCTTTAACGTATGAAGATTTAGATATAAATCCCGAAGGTATCGGAGTTCAACCAATGATTGCGAATGTGACATTACAATTTAACTTTGTTGGTGGAAGTGGATTGAAACAAGCGGTGGACAAACTCCAAAATGCGTTAACATTCAATTACTATGCAAACACAGAAATCTACGATGATAGAGCGGATGTAACGGATACTAGTTATAAAGTACTAGATAAAAACTTCCTGAACGCAATTGGCGCACAACCACCGGCAGCAACAAACAATCAAACACAAAATCTCAACGGTCAATCCAACGCTTCTACGATAGGAACTATTCTCACAAATTTTATAACTGAATCAAGTGAGAATGGAACAATATCATATAAAGAATTTATGAATAAGTTTGTTTCAGAAACCCAAACGTATTTCCAAAATGTGGTAAACAAACAAAGTGAATTACTACAACAATATAACCACGGGATGATGCAAATTGTAACTTCCGATAGAAGTTATATCAGTGGAACTTTCCTTTCGTTTGGTGGTGAACCAATAAAAATTTTGGGCAAACCTGAAGGGATGGAACCAAAAATTAATAAGATTTTTAAAGATTATGAGGATGATATAGACAGTAATGATGAAAGTAAAATGGACCTCTTCATTAAATGGATGAAAAACCCAAGTAAAAATTTCAATAACAAAGTAATAAGGCAATTAAGACAGAATATGAGAAATTTTGTTAAATCGAAGAAAACAAATTATTTGAGTGCCGCTACAAAAATTGTACAAGATTTGTCTATACAACAACAAAACTTATTAGGGTATTTCAGTAGAGCAAATACATTGACTTACGGACAAACTCTGAATACCGATGGAACTGATGGTTTACAACAACCAAACGGAAATATAAAAGTTTATATTATTTCTGGTACCACAGAGGTGCTAAGGTCAGAAGATTCATATACAGAAACATTTGAAGAATTAAGAGGAGATATAGGAAAAATTGCAGAAGATGTGAAAGAATTTTACACTTTTATATCTACAGATTATAAATTTGATGTAGGTAGTTCAAATTATCAGGACAAGTTAGTTTACGGTACACAAGAGCAAAACACACTTTACAAAGACGGGTTGAAAGATAAAGTCTTTATTCCCTTTTGTAAATTATCAGAGTTTGAAATAGATTCATTTAAAAGACAATATATCATTTTCAATGATATAATTGTTGACAATACAAAATATCAAAATTTCAAAGACGCCATAATCGGAAATATAAAAAATAACAAATCTATTTTGGATAGTGGTAATACAGACTTGGATACCCAATTCGATGCGTACTGGTTAACAGAAACAAAACCAAAATACGAAGAAGAAAATACTTTAACGAGGGATTTTGTAAAAAAACAGTCCGATTCCGACTTAAAAGATTTTCTAAATTATACCCCATTCCCAAGTAAAGAAAGAGTTTTAGTTTATGAGTTAACAGATGGTTCTTCAAACACTTCCGCATTCAAAGGACAAGAGAACCTGATTAAATCATTAGGTGCAACCACAAACGCAAACACAGACGACGCAACGTGGAACACTTTATCCGATGTACCTGATGTTTATATTTCTAAAGTAAAACTTAATTAATGGCATATCCATATTATAATAGATACAATGAGTTTGCTATCAACGGGCAACAAACTGTTGTACCATTCGTTCAGATACCACAAAAACCAACGGACCAAACATTTATTTATAAAGTTGGAAGAAGTAGATTAGACAAAGTATCACAAGAGTTTTATGGTGCACCTTATTATAATTGGCTGATTTTACAAGCAAATCCTCAATTTGGTGGTTTGGAAAATACGATATATGACGGAGCAGTCTTGATTATTCCTTTTCCGCTCATACCATCATTACAGGACTATAAAGCGGCAATAGAGAATTATTTTTATTATTATGGCAGGTAATCTGACAGCTGATAACAGTGGTAACATTTATGTGGACTTCGATTACAACAATATAATAGTTGTTGACCCGAACAAGACTGTGGACCCCACAACCAAAAAAATTTCAGAAAGGCTTGTTGACCATGAGAACCTTGTCATGTATGCTAATTTGGAGGCTGAGCTATTGCCAAGAACCAAACTTGCCGTAGGTGCCACAGGTCAAGATGGAATTAGAACCGTATCTATAGCAAAAATAAACTTCTTGAAACCAACCAAGGACAATTTCTTGGGTACCGGATATTATGATGAGTTAACTGGAAGAGATGCGGTTAATTTGAGAGGTCAAAACCAACCTCGACAAGTAGGTGTTGTACCTAAAGACGGCTCGAAACCTTACATAGTTAACACAATATCAAATCCAAATAACGCTATTGATAATGGACTATTGGGCATCACATCAATTAATATAAGAACAAGCACCTCTTTCATACCAAGTGTCTCAATGACTTTGGAAGACGTACAGGGTAAAGCGTTATTCCAACTTGGAAATAATTCACCATACGCAGCCTTTTTTAATTTACCGTATCCCGCATTTTATTTAACCCTAAAAGGATATTATGGTCAGGCGATAAGGTACCAATTGAACCTATTGAAATTTAACTCAAGATTCAATTCATATAGTGGAAACTACACAATTGAGTTGGAATTCGTTGGTTACAAATTCAATATTCTGAATGAACTCTCTATGGGACACTTGTTGGCGGCACCTCACATGTATGCGACAAGATTTGATGTACAACAATCTACAGAACAAGGACAAACATCTCAAAATGCGACAGCAAACGCAACAACAGGTAAGATAGGTGAAGGGACAAATAGTAACGATGCGGTAAGAACCCAAATTGTAACAGAAAAGGGTTATCAAAAAATTGTCGAGGTATATTCTGAATATAAGGCAAAAAAATTGATACCTCAAAATTTTCCTGAACTCACATTGGTTCAATTGATGAACAAGTTAGAAAATTTTGAAAAGTTAATTAGTCAATCTTATCCTCCCGCAAATTTAGAACCACTTACCAATATCAGAAATTACAAAAAAAATCTTGAATCATACTATGCACAAATCAGAAGTGACAACGATTCTTGGTTTAATACGTACATGAATCCTAGACCAATTGTTTTGACTGATAATAAGTTCGCTTATACATTCAAAAAATTGAACGAAGAACAAAAGGTAACAGCCCTCTCAAAACTTAACGATATCATTTTACTTTCGAACGCTGAACTAGCTAGAAACCCAACATTAGGTACACCTGATGGAAAGTTTCCAATTACAAATCCTATATCTATAAACATGATAAGAAGAGGTGTTGTTGCTAGTCAAATAAATTTTATTGCGACAACTCAACAACAATATGGGATTCTTGCACCAACATCAGACGACATAAGTAAAACCATCAATAATTTGGGTTTCAATACAATAACACAAGAAACTGATGAAAAAGGAAACCCAAAAAAGACTCAATCGATAGAGTTATTCTTTTTTGAGGGTAAAGCGGGACAGTATTTTGATGGTACAATATATTCAATAGAGGCCGATGCTAACAAAAAATTGGCTGAAGTTGAAAAAGCTCTATCCGCAGATTTGGCGAAAAAAATTGAAAGTCAGGCAACAGGTCTAGGATTTAGTCCTACAGTAAGAAACATTATGGCGGTTATTATGGCATCTGCAGAGGGGTTCATAAGACTTATGGATGATGTACATACAAATGCTTGGAATGTAAAATATGACCCAGTTAGAAAAGCGGCAATTCTTAACAATCAAAGTTCGGTATTAGGTTCGGATAATGTAGAATTTTTACCATTAGCGTCGAACGCACAACAAAGTAATCAAGGATTAACAACCGCACAAATTCCCGTTTACCCATGGCCTCAATTCTTTGTTGAGACCCCAGAGGATAAGAAGGGAAGATTCCAGCTCAAATATATTGCAGACCCCACTGTTGTTAACCTTACTAAAGGATATCTTTTTGATAAGTGGCCTGAAGTTGAGTTCGTAGAAGAATATATGAAGGGTTTAACACAAAAGTTTAATGTCCCAATAGCTCAACCACCTACTGAATCAGACGTAGATACAAACATAATGAATTATATCCCATTGGAGTTTCCAAATAGTGGTATTGCTTATACTAATAAAGAGGAAATTAAATTCTTTTATGAGATATGGGAGAGACAGTATGTTGGGGGTGTTTATAATGGATTTGCAAGATTACTCGGAAACAACAATTTATTTGATGAAATAAACAAATACAATCTCGAGGTTGAGGCTAGTAATATAAAAACAAGTTTGGGGGTAAGTTCACCTTATCTGACACTCAAACTTAAGAACTACGATTTAAACTCCGCAAATTATCCCAACTTCCTTGCAAACATTTCTAATTCAGGAACGGGAAAATCGTATCAAGATTTCATTAGAGATTTTTATGTAACTCCGTATCTCAAAGAACAAACTGAAGAGTCTTTCGGAGTTTATAATCTTAATCAAATTGGAAGAAGACCACTTTATACTGCAAAGTCCAAAGCCTTGGAATTAATTGTTCAATCAACATTAAACGAACCTAAAATAATTGACACGTATCCATTTACGAATGAAACTTGGTGTAAAGAAAATTTGAGTTTCAGTGCAATGAGTGAGGGACAAATGGTTTATAATACTAATAAAGTTCTCAAAGTATTTCCAAGTGCAACAGTAATATCGAATTTTACGGGACAAACTGATTATAATACAAATAGACCTGTCTCCAACTTTTATTTTAAAGAGACTAATAATCCTACTGAACAAGAAACCACACAAACATTATTAGAGTTTTATAAAACTAGAGAACCGAAAATACCAACAGAGGGATTTCTTGAGAGTTTTTCGCCAAATCCGGATTATTCTGGAACTACAACAACATCAATGTTGAATACCCCTTATTTTATAAATTCAATAATTTATGGCACACAACAAGAAAAGGCAAATGCTGAGTATCCTTACATAACCGCGGCATATCTTTTCCTTAACTCACTACCTTTGGCTTCTTTGAGGGAAAGGTATAAAACTTACGACGGATTAGAAATTACTGATTTGGATTATATTGCAAGCTGTCTAAAAAAATTCAGTGGGGTACACAAATTACCTTACGCTTGGATATTGAAATTTGGTTCCATTTGGCACAGATATAAAACTTACAAAGAAAGTGGGAATGATATTTTGAATGCGGTTTGGAAAAACTTTGAATATGTAGACAACTACGACCCTATAACAAAGTCAAAAACCAAATTGTATAAATTTGATACTCCAGTACCAAATACAGATGGAGAGGTTTTAGAAAATCAAATTATATTACAGAGAACATCTACCGAAGGAAATCAAATTATTACAGGATTTTATCCTGGTCTGATAAATTACTTTAGTTATTTTTATAATGGAAAAGATTTGTATTCTACGTATACTGATAGGGAGATACAAGTAAGTGTTGCGAACGGACTAAAAATTTTTAATTTAGAAACTTCAAACATCCAAGGAGCATACCAAAACGATGTTTTGACTAAAGTGGAACCATTCTCAGTACTTTTGCCCGAAATAATTCAGAGTTCATTTAATAGTAATAATGTATGTGTTGGGGATTTTCCAGAGGTGGGGTATTACGTTCTTCCATCTTTCGGGTCTACAATTAACCAAGCGCAATCTGAATGTGTCGACGGAGCAGGAAAAACATATGTTAATCTGACAGACAATGAAGCACTATACAACGGCTCAATTAGATTATTGTGGGCGGCACCAAATTACGGATATTTTGAAAACTTCCCCCTGAAAAAACCAGGTCCTGACAGTTATGTTAATATAATTGAGCCAACATACATTAATCAAGCTCCTTTCACAATTCGTTCAGCAACAACTTATAGTAAAATTGATGAAGTGTTTTCTGTGTTCGAAACCAAAATACTTGATAAGTTTGAGGACGAGTTTTTGAAATTTTCAAAGGCCGCTAAAAATATGGATATCCCAACACAAACAATATCTATAGGTCAAAGTTTATCAGACCCAGAGGCGGTTTATACAAACTTTCAATCTTTTTTTAAAACCTTAATGAAAGTACCTGCTCAAGATAAAACTCAAAGTTATGAAAATTACTTTAATACGGTTTTGGAAAAACAAATACAAAAATTCACCAATAATATAAAAGAATTCTTGGAGTATGATAAATTGTTTGCCTTTGGAAATCCTAGTTTTTATCAAAGAAGAATTTGGAATTCATATTTGGGAACCACGGTAGACCCAATACAATTTGAGGCCTACGAGAAAGGGTCCTTACCAACTGTGGGTGGAAATACAACCTTGATTCAAAGTAAAACTAGATATCCGCAAGAATGGACTAAATTAGAAGTTGAAGTAGGATTTTCTGAAATTCCCCAATTAAGGTATACATCAAAAGGTTCATACATTACTGATTTTTTTGTTGATAACAATATCAAATTTACTGTAGACAACATTGTGATTTTGGCTCCCATAATCAAAATGTATGCAACCTATAAGTTGAATAATGTTTCTTCGGCTAATCAAACGACTTTCAAAAGAGCCCTTGCCTCTTACGTTTCTAATTCAGAAAACTTTGCAAATCAGTTTCTCAATGATGTTTTGACAAGAGTGAGAAAAGATTTACCTGAACAATTCGAAGTACCTGAAAGAGCAATTCAAAGCGTATTCGAAGGGCAACAGAGTAAGGTTGAAAATTATGAAGTGTTTAAGGCTCTTAATGATAAATGGATTGCGGGGAGCGATTTCAAAACAAAGACCCTTTTTGAGGACATGATGTTTCTTGACAGAGCATCTAGAAATATCGGGGATATAATATTATTAGACATATTTGATTTGAAAAATGTACTCAATAAGAACTCACTCAACATGGAAATGAGTGTTTATACTTTTTTGAGTTCGATATTAATAAAGAACAATTTTGTTGTAATGCCTCTTCCTGCGTATGTAAACTTTTACAACGTACAAGATGTAACAGGTATATCTGCCAACCGAAGTGAAAACTCTTTGGAATTTGCTAACAACATGTGGGGTACTTTTCTTAATGTAGACTATAGAAATTCAGGGCCAAAATTGATTGCGTTTTATAGTGGTAAACCATCATCGTATTTAGACTTACCCAAAGGAAACTTTAGATTTAGAGATGATGGTTTTGAAATGAGAAGAGCATCTGAAAATCCACTTATAGAAAATCTTAAGGATAAAAAAGATTATGCTTTATCAAACAGATGTGTTGGATTTAATGTGGACATTGGAACACGTAATCAAAATATTTTTTATTCTTTTAACGTTGGACAGGAATCAGGTAAAGCCACATCTGAATCTATCAACACCCAACTGAATATTGTAAATCAGGCAAATGGAACTAATACCGCAACTCAAAACGTAAGTTTATATAATCTTTATAAACAAAGAAGCTATGAGTGTACCATACAATGTTTTGGAAATGCGCTTATTCAACCAACAATGTATTTCAATTTGAGACACGTTCCGATGTTTAATGGACCCTATATGATTACTGAAGTAAGTCATACAATTGGTTCAGGAAATTTCGAAACCACTTTCAAAGGAATAAGACAGGGAATTTTTGATTTGCCTGCCATAGATAATTTCTTACAAAGTTTAAACAAAAATTTACTTACAAAAATAGAACAAATTGTTACAACGAAAAAAGAAAATTCTAATCTACCACCAACAACCGATAACCAAAAGGCATCTCAAGTTGTTCAAAGTGCAGAAAACACTTTAGCCGCACCAAATACTTGTGAAACTCAAGTTCTTGAAAAATATAAAGACCTTCAGTATACCGCGACCCAAGGAACACCTACAAATAAAAACAAACAAGAATTTGCAGATGCAATAAAAAGACTTATACCAAACAGTGAAATTTTACAATTCATTATTTATAATATTTGTTATGTAAGGACGTTTACGAAAAACGATAATGGTAATGATGGGGCGTTCAAATCATTCGATAATAACTTTGCAACAATAACATTAGATTATGATTACGGGCAATCGGGAGATGACTTTTTCTCAAGAACTTATTGTTGTGTTAATTTAGGAAAGACCTTATCGTCAAAACCTAATCCATTACCTGTTGCAGGATTTTCAGATTTAGACAAGTTTATACTTTTCATGAAGAGTAGATTGGAAGGAAATATTCAAAGAATATCTCAATTAGGTGGGTTAGTAAAATACTATGTTTGTTTTTGGCCGAACTCTAATGTTTCACCAGAGTACTTCGATAAAAACCCAACTGAATTCACTAACGTTAAAAGTTCATTCATAAGCGCTAAACAGTCCGCAGAGTCTGTAGGATTAAAAGACTATGACACTGGAGCTGGAACTTCTGGCACAAGCGGAACTTCTGGCACAAGCGGAACTTCTGGTACAAGCGGAACTTCTGGCACAAGCGGAACTTCTGGCACAAGCGGAACTTCTGGTATATCAAACACCTCTGGATTGAGTTGCCCCCCACCTGTAATTGTTTCATTCATCCCATCATCAGGAATTGAAAATTCTATTATCAAGGTCACTGGAGTTAATTTTAAAGATGTTATTAAAGTTCAAGTTAATAATAGTATAATTCTTAAGGACAATATAACGGTGAACCCCGATAATACATTACTGACTTTTAGTTTACCTAAACCTGTACCAGTACCCACAACTCAAGTTAGAACAAAAATTGTTGTGGAGACAAAGTACGGAATAGGTACTAGTGTAAGTAATTTCGTTTTCAATCCTGCACAAACAGACCCAAGTTCACCCTCTTCACAAGTTAGTGGTAATCAAACACAATCACCTGTCACATCACAGTCACCCGAAAACATTGCTTCTCAAACGAACATACAAAACGGTTCGAGTGGTCTCAAGACTATAATATCGACATCGGTAACGAACCCCCCTTCAGGTTTGGTGACATTATCTGCCCAAATAAATAACCAAACACCAACGTGGTTATTTAAAAATTCTTTTTCTTTGAATTACTCGGTTTCCAAAGTACAGTCAACAGGAAGTGGGAGATTTACCTATACCATAAACAGTTTGGGTCCAAAAAAGTTTATTATAGTTTATGATAACGGTAGTAAAATATATGAAGGCGTCCCAAGTGCTTTTGCGACAGAACAAGAACTAATTGATGAAGCTAAAGCCGCTTTATTAGGAACTTATGGTAATCCGATTAATTCTATGACACTTGTTGGAGGACAATCATCAGATGGTACTCAAAGAGAAGTCATCGTTAAACAAGGACAAATTCAGTTAAATGGATACGTATCGACAGATAGAAAAACATTTTCAATGACAAGAGACGAAATTATACAAGCGGTCCAAAACGATTCTGTAATATTGGAGCAAGGTATGAAGATAAATGTAAAGGCCGATACATTCGCTGAAGACCCAAATAACCCAACACCAGATAGAACTATTCTCCCCGGGACTATAATTTATTAATTTATATCTTTTCAGTATATTTATATGAAAAGTATTTTATGGATTTAAAATCAAAATTGAATTCTTACCTCGGAAAATCGGTTAGATATTCTGAACAAGACAACGGAGATGGTACAAGAGAAGTTTGTGATTTGGATACTGGCGAGTGCTACGTTGTAAGAGACAGAGATGGTCTTATAGAAAGAGCGGGTCATCAACATCTTATTAATAGAAAAGTTAAAGTTGAAACCGTACGTGGAATAAAACAACTTTTAAATGGATAATAAAATGAGTTTAGATAAGAAAATTTTAAGCGAGATAGACAGGTATAGAAGTATTAATAAATACATTCAGGAACAAGCAGTTGAGCCACCACCTCCACCACCGGCAGATGCGGGAGCATTACCACCGGCAGATGCGGGAGCATTACCACCGGCAGATGCGGGAGCGCCAGCAGCGGTAAGTGCCGAACCTATTGATGTAGAAAATGACCCAGATGTTGAAAAAATAGATAATGATGGTAAATCAGAAGAGAAAGATGAAAGTGGAGTTGAAGAGATGGACATTACTGAATTAGTAGATTCACAAAAATCAATCGAAAAAAAACAAGAAGAGTATTTCCAAAATCTTTTTAATCAAGTTTCGAACCTCGAATCTAAATTATCTGAAATGGATTCTATCATGAATAGACTCAATACAATCGAAGATAAGATAGAAAAATATAGACAAAAATCTCCTGAAGAAAGATTAGAGTTAAGAAGTTATGATTCTGCACCATACAATCAGAAATTATCTGATTTCTTCACAGACAAAAAAGCTGAAATGGAACTCACGGGTAAAAAAGATTATGTTTTGAAACCTGAAGACGTAACAGATGCTAATATGAGTGATATAAAAAAATCATTCCAACCTGAAGAAGAAGACGAAATGATTTAAAATTTTAGGGACCGAAAGGTCCCTTTTTAATTTGACATATAGGGATTTCCCAATTATATTTAAACTACAATCTAAATTAAAAAATTATGAGTAATGTATTAGACGCCGTATTGGCACAGTATGAAAAAAACCAAATCGGGGGCGGGGCCCAATCAAGAATGTCTCAAGATGAAAGAATGAAAAAGTATTTCGCTCTTATTCTCGGAGACAAAGAAAAGTCAGGACAAAGAAGGGTTAGGATTCTCCCAACTACAGATGGTTCTTCACCATTCAAAGAAGCTTGGTACCATGAAATTCAAGTTGGAGGTCAGTGGCAAAAGTTCTACGACCCAGGAAAGAACGACAACGAACGTTCACCTCTAAACGAAGTGTATGATGAGTTGATGGGTACAGGTAAAGATTCCGACAAGGAACTTGCCAAACAGTACAAATCACGTAAGTTTTACATTGTAAAAGTTATTGACCGTGATAATGAACAAGACGGACCAAAGTTTTGGCGTTTTAAACACAACTACAAGAACGAAGGAATCCTTGATAAAATCATTCCGATTTGGAGAAATAAAGGAGATGTTACTGACTCTGAAAAAGGTCGTGACTTAATTATCGAACTTGCTAAGTCCAAAACTCCAAAAGGAAAAGAATATACAACTGTATCTGCAATTATGTATGATGACCCTACACCTGTTCATGGTGAGAAAGCACAGGCAGATGCTTGGATTAATGACGAGTTGAGTTGGACTGACGTATATTCCAAAAAACCTGTCGAATATCTCGAAGCAATCGCTAGAGGAGAAACCCCAAAATGGGATAATGAAAAAGGTGGATATGTTTACGGAGATTCATCTGTGAATGAAGAAACTATCGGAGGTTCATCTAAAGGTTCTAAAAAATACACAGACCCTCAAGCAGATGCTGAGGCCGATTCCGATTTACCATTCTAATTTTATAACAAAGGGCGGTGTCAAGCCGCCCTTAATTTTTTATATGACATTCAAAGAAGAAATAGAATTACAATTGCGTGACAACAAAATTCTTACTTATGAGATTTTGAGTGCTTTAAAAGAAAAAAGTTATGTTTCTGGTAGGGCTAAACAAATCGGTGATACAGTTTTGTTTGGAATGTTGAAGGAGGAATCCAAAGAAGGAGAACTGAATTTGAGATTGGTAACTTTTCATGAAGAAGAATTAGGTACTTTATATGAAGAAGATACTAACTTTTATGACGGAGAAAAGAAGAACAAATTACCCATGATTAAAATTATTGAAGATGGCTATTAAGAAAAACGATTTTAGTAATTTAAAAAAGAAGTTCTCAACTTCGGCGAAATATAAACCACAAAGATTTTTGGATTTGGGTTCAGATTTCTTGGATGCGGTAGGACTACCCGGCCCTGCAATTGGACATATTAATATGTTCTTGGGTCACTCTGATACAGGTAAGACAACTGCCGCGATAAAAGCTGCTGTAGATGCACAGAAAAAAGAAATTCTTCCTGTTTTTATTATTACAGAACAGAAGTGGAGTTTTGACCATGCAAAATTAATGGGTTTTCAGTGTGAAGAAGTGGTGGATAAAGAAACGGGCGAACTTGATTGGGACGGATTCTTTTTATTCAATAATAATTTCAGTTATATTGAACAAATCACAGATTATATAAATCAACTACTTGATGCTCAAGAAAAAGGGGAATTGAATTATAGTCTTTGTTTTATTTGGGACTCTGTTGGTTCTGTACCTTGTAAAATGACTTATGAAGGTAAAGGTGGAAAACAACACAATGCTTCAGTGTTATCTGACAAGATAGGTATGGGCATCAACCAAAGAATTTCAGGTTCAAGAAAGTCCGATAACGAATATGAGAATACACTAATAATTATTAATCAGCCATGGGTTGAACTACCGGATAATCCATTCGGACAACCAAAGATTAAAGCTAAAGGTGGAGAGTCTGTTTGGTTGAACTCATCATTAGTTTTCTTATTCGGAAATCAAAAAGGTGCGGGTACCACAAAGATTACTGCGACTAAAGATAAACGCTCAGTTAAATTCGCAGTAAGAAGTAAAATTTCTGTAATGAAAAACCACATCAACGGACTTGGTTTCGATGATGGTAAAATTATAGTAACGCCACACGGATTCTTGGCGGGTAAAGACTCGGCAGAAGAAAAAGCGTCAATAGAAGTATACAAAAAAGAACACGCCGACTATTGGAAAGATATCATCGGTAGTGAAGGTGATTTTACACTTACAGAGGAAAAAGAAGATTGATTGTTAACCCTTAAATTGAATATGTGACAAAGACATTGTTGGTGGATGGGGACAACCTATTCAAAATTGGATTTCACGGGGTTAAGGAACTCTACAGTGAAGGTTCTCACGTTGGGGGTGTCTACCACTTCATTAATACTATTCGTCGATTTTTGGAGGAACATAATCACGATAAAGTGATTGTCTTTTGGGATGGTAATTCCAATTCATCAATAAGAAAATCCATATACCCACAATACAAGGGTAACCGTCGACAAGACATGAATGAATACAAATACGAATCTTACTTGCAACAAAAAGCAAGAGTAAAGATGTATTTGGAGGAGGTTTTTGTTAGACAAGTCGAAATGACTAATAATGAGGCGGATGACCTTATTGCTTACTATTGTAAAGTGTCTGTCGATGAGAAAATAATTATATTTTCTGCGGACAAAGACCTAACACAACTAATATCAGAAAGAGTTACAATTTTTTCACCGACTACAAAATCTTATTATAAGAACGGAGACAAGATTTCAATTAACAAGGTAGACATTCCTCATCAAAATGTGACCGTGTGTAAAATCTTCACAGGGGACAAATCAGACAACATCGATGGTATCGAGGGTTTGGGTGAAAAAACTCTTGTGAAATTATTCCCACAAATGCAGGAAAAATCCTGCACTGTCGAAGAATTATTAGATAATGCCCGAAATATCCAGCAAAAGAAACATATTAAAAGTATATCAAATATTTTGACTGGTAAGACAAAAAGTGGTATATTTGGAGAAGAGGTTTACAAAATAAATTCCAAAATTGTTAACCTTCACGAACCTCTAATCACAGATGAGGGTAAACATCTTGTAGAACAAATTCATACCGATACAATCGACCCCACAGACAGAGGATATAAAAACTTAATGAGACTAATGATGGAAGACGGTCTTTTTAAGTATCTTCCCAAGAATGATGAAGCTTGGGTGAACTTCCTAAAACCATTTCTAAAACTCACAAGAAAAGAAAAAAGAAACACAAACAAAAATTAAATTTATGAAAGAACAAGACAGTACGAAGATGGAGTTTTTACTCACCCTCAATGACAACATTGTTGTTCAAAGATTCTTCAATGTCAGAGGGTTTAATCCTCAAGCAAAAAACTCAATTGAGTTTTACGAATTTATTAAATCCCTAAAGGATGAACTTCAGTATTATTTGAAGATGAAAACTGTTGTTTATATGCTAGACAACAAAGACGCAATCATACATGACTCCAAAATTATGGAGACTTCGTTTACTGAAGGTCCTGAATACTTTAACATTTATGTTAAGGTTGGAGACACGACACTTTGTCATAGAATTTTCGATGGAAAAATGTTCCCACCAAAAGTTCGTTATACTGTTGACGTAAGACCATTTTTGAAAGAGGTCCTTCGTGAGTTGACTGACATTTTTTCAAAAACAAAATTAAATTACGAATACTGCGAATTTGACTTAAGCGCATGAGTATTTAGATATGAGAGGGGAGTCAAAAAAATATATGGTAAAGAATTTCGATTATTTGGGTAACACATTTCAGATTCAGTTGTTAAACCAAATCATAGAGGATAAGGATTTTGCATCGTCAATTATTGATGTCATTGAACCCTCCTACTTCGACAATAAGTATTTTAAAATCATTTTACAAATGGTTAAGGAATATCATAAGAAGTATGAGTCGGCACCAAACTTCGAAACTCTTTCACAAATTGTTAAGTCAGAAGTGAC